GGCTTGATTTCCCGCCATGCTATATACCTACTTAGGCAATACGAATGACAGCGTTGGAAGCGTCAGCCGTAGGGAATTGAACTACAAAGTCACCATTGGTAGAAGTCTTGTCACCACCAAATGCAAGTACAGCGACTGCATCCGTAGTACCAGAACCGCCGTTAGTTTGTGTATTGTAGATCAAGGCACCATTTGCCGTAATTGTAGCAGTTGACCAAGTTTCATCGTCAAAGTCTACATAAGCTGTAGTACCAGACAATGTTACAGATCCGTTGTCAAGAGCTTGTCCACCCGCAGTGTAACCAGTACCCGATACTTCGTTAGTAGCAGAGTAATCGGTAGTTGATGCGCCTAGAGTCGCTGATGACGTAAAGAGTGCCATCTTAAACGTGTCAGAATCCATACCGTGATAACCTTTCAGGAGATCACGTTTGAACGATGAACACATTGCAGTTGTAATAGCCATTAGTTTTTAATCTCCCTGACCATGTAATCTAAGTTTGAATTCAAGCCACGAGTGATGTACTTATGTACTACTCGTTTTACATTCTCTCTAAATAAATGCGCCTGTTGCCGTAAAGGTTCAGGTGCAGTATCACTAATGTTAATAATTTCATTAGCGGCCATATCTGCGAGTTGTTCTGGAGATAAGGGTCCGTTGGAGGATGTATAAACTTTAAAATCCATCATATAGAGAAATTCAGGGGGCCGAAGCCCCCGTCCTTAGTGTTGCTTACGCTAGCTGATCACGATCAACTTCGTCAGCACCTGCTGTCGCTTCGTTTACGTCAACAACGATTGCCCATACACGAGCAGTCACTGTAGCCGCAGGAGAAGCACCTGCAGTACCAGTTACGTCGATTGTGTCAGCAGACGCTACGATACCCTGAGTTTGAGTACCAAAAGCGAAGTCACCAGCAGAACCACTATCGACAGCAGTAGCCGCCATGAAAGTAGTTGTGCCATCAGTGACTGTGACATCGTAATCAGCAGAGTCCATAGCGTCGATTAACTCAACGCCAGCCGCCAGAACGAGAGTTCCCGCTCCAACAGATGGACCTGTTACTGTGCCAGTTGAAGTAGGAAGCTCAACTTCCTTCTCAACCATGATTGCTTTTGAAAGCAAAGATGTAGATTTAGCCATTGTTAGATCCCCCTATTAATAGCCAGTTTGGTAACGAAGAGTTACGATACCTTCTGGACGAAGAATCTTACGACCATACAGGTGCATACCGCGAACAATGTCAGCGAAGCTGTCTGGATCACGGTAAGTTTCAGTCTTGTTGATCTGCTGAGCAGTAGCAACCGCTGAATCATGACCTGCTGTGATTACACCATAGTTAGTGCCTTGTGCAGTTGAAGAAGCAACGGCAGGGCCAGTACCAACAGAAGGTAGGTTATTAGAAATATAAACACGGAAACCGTGCAAGTTATTAATAACAAGACCATTCTGGAGGCCAGAACCACCGAAGTCTGAATTGAACAGACGAGAATCTTCGTCTTTCAAAGTTTCAGCAAACACAGGGTCAATAACCAACCAACGTCCGTTTGTGTCAACAAACTGTTGATCAAGTAGACGGCTCATACGAGCAATCGCTTGTAACGGGGATACCGTTCCCGATGGGAATGATGTAGCACCCGGCAAACGTGGGACGATTGGAATAGCGTCGCCAGAAGTACCAGAAGAAACAAAAGTCGTCTCGTCTAACTTCATTGCGGAAAGAAGTTCATCCGAACCTGCTGATGTAACAGCTTTAGTTCCGTTTACAGTTGTGTTGACTGTGTCGCCAGCACTGTGCAGTGCAGACTGAGTATAGCCAGACAAGTATCCAAGAACTTCTTGGTCATACTGATCACGAAGGCGGTAAGCCGCACGGTCAGTAGCCATCTGCATAAAGTTCACGTGTGAGTGAGCTTCTTCGATGTCGTCAATCTTAAATGCGAAATAGTTCGCTTTGTCGATTGTAAGTGAGAAATCCTCATCATCCAGATCATCCGCAGTGATTTGAGAACCACGTGAGTATGCCTTGACTGAGATTTCAGGCTCTTTGATAATCTTCACTGAGTCGCCCATTTGAGCGATTTCACCGAAGTAATCATTGTTAGTAATATCTTCTACAGTAGAAGACTTACGGAAAGCAAGTTGTACCTGCTTTGAATAGATAATCGGGCTAAAGTTACCATTAGGTAGGTTGCCGTAGCCCGCCGCTTTTGCAAATGCCATGATGACACTCCTTATATTATAAGCATAGGGTTAAGGTTATGTGTAACTTCGGCAGAGGCCATCTAGCATCAGGGTGGCTTTCTCACCGGCCAAAGTGAGTAGCGGCCTGCGTAGTTTGGGTGTTCTGAGAAGGCATAATAAGAATCCCTGCTAATTTAACAACTGGCCTGAAGTTAAACTAACAGTTCATCTTAATATTAAATAGTCGTGGGTATCCTTACGGGGCCACTACGTCCTGCATATAGTTATATCTACAGAATACTAATTGTCAAGTAATTTATCGTGCAGATCCAGAAAGATCGTAGATAAACTTACCTGTACGAATTGCTTCGGCAATTTCGTCTGCCATTTTTTCATATTGCTGTGCAGTCATGCGAGCAACATCAGATTCTTTAAAGTAGCTGTTAGACTCGTCTGCTTCAGGGGAAGATCTTTCAGATCGAGTTCCAATAGCTTTTGCCGCATCGCGGTCAGAAGAAGATCTCTTCTTTCCACTAATGCCCATATCCGCCTTATACAAATCGATAGCGCGAGATGCAGAGATAGCGTCATTATCGTTATCGTAAAGCGCATCCTGCACCCACTTAGGTTGTTCTTCCACCCAGTTATGGAAATCGTCCGTATCACGGATCTGTTCAAAGTCGGGGTGTAAACGCATGAGTTCAGCTTCAGCTTTTTCTCGCCGCGCTTCTAACTTCATTTCATCTATTTCTTTAAATTTATTTTCATATTCAGACGCAGTTTCATTTGCTTTTTT